AAGCACCGCTGGATGTTAAAGGCAACTATGGGTAAAAAATAATGTTTCTGTTCTCTGATTATTGGCCACAACCAAAAGTAGGTGAACTGGCCGTATTTGACTTTGGTAAAGGTGCTGACGGATTACCATACTCATACATATGCTGGAACTCTGGCGACAACCGACATTACTATCAAGAAGATTACCATGACAGCAAGTGGACTTCCACTTGGCATATGGACTATTTCTCACCTCGTGGTATTATAGAAACTGCCGACGAATATCCAAAGTATTCTTATCAGTGGTGGACAAGTTATCGCACCACATCATTCTATAGTGGTAAAGAAATCTTTTGGGGTGGTACGCAAAAGATTGGTGATGAGTTTAACGCCGTATGCCAGATTGATCCAGTAGCATCAACAAAGTTTGAGGCTCCTACAATAGGTAACCAACGAGTTAAGTTTACTGCTCTCTATAGTTCCCTTACCACTCATTCAGGCACCAAGTATAATGATGTCCTTGAAATAGAATACGACCAGTCCTGGAATGGCGGTGCTTCCACAGGCTGGCGCGGATGGTATGCTAGAGGAATCGGTGTGATTAGAATTATATGGCGCTATAAAGGAATAGATGTTGGCCAGAACTATGACGCCACCATTACCACACTCAAAGGAACAATAAAGAACAAATACCCAGTATTGACCTAATGCTTTCTTTGTGCTATAATACATTATGAAAGTGAAAAAGGACATACTGGATACTCTCTGTAAGATTGCCGAGGCAAATGACGGTTCTAACATCCGTTTCGCAGCGGCCATTGTGCGTGGAAACAAAATAGTGTCCGTAGGATTTAATCATAGAAAGTCCCATCCTTTACAGGCTCGTTTCTGTAAGAACGAACACGCCGTATTCCTTCACGCAGAAATCCACGCAATCAAAAATGCTCTAAAAGAAATAAATGTAGAGGAGTTGGCTAAGACCGACCTCTATATAACCAGAGTAAAGAAACCAAAATCATTTTCTAAAAAGTTTGTATGGGGACTGGCAAAGCCGTGTTGCGGTTGCCAAAGGGCCATAGAAGAGTTTGGTATTCGTGGTGTTGTTTATACCACAGATGAACATGGTGAATATGAGGTTATGAAATGATTATAGAATGGTTTCCAAATCCAATATACTCAGAAGATTTATCATCAATTTTTGATAATGATTATAATAATAAGATTTACGATCTGGCATTAGAATTAAGAAAAAATACACAAACAGGACAAAATTGGAATTGTGATACTTGGAACTCTTCCAAAACCAACATATTAGATGAAAGTATAATTTCAGATTTATATAGGGTGTGCTATGAACATGTTGAAGAATTTGCAAAGTCTTTTAAAATTGATAAAAATTTCAAATTAATTGCTGATAATGAACCATGGATCAATGTTGCTTTTCCTGGAGAATATCAAGAATATCATACACATTCACATAGTCATTTTAGTTTAGTGTATTATGTTAAATCTCCAGAAAAATGTGGAAACATAATTTTTAGAAGACCTGATTCATTTAATAATATGCTTCCTTTACCAATTGAAGAATTTAATAATATTAATTCAGAAACATGTTTTTATATACCTAAAGAATCCAATATACTTATATTCAGATCAAATCTTATACATATGGTAAATAAAAACATGAGTAATGAAAATAGAGTGAGTATGGCATGTAATTACAAATACGAAAGGATATAAAAATGACCGAGAGAAAGTATGGTTGGAGACCTGATCTACCAGACCATAGAGACCATATCTGTAAATTAGAGGCTATGCCAGGTGTTTCACGCAATATCGATTTGCGCACCACAGGTCATATGCCACCTGTATATGACCAAGGCCAACTAGGTTCTTGCACTGGTAATGGTGTTGGTGCCTGTGTTGAATATGGTCTAAAGGCACAAGGCCGACATGATTATGTTCCTTCACGATTATTCATTTACTATAATGAACGTGTAATGGAAGGCACAGTTGATTCCGATGCTGGTGCTGAAATCCGCGACGGCATCAAGGTTGTTGCTAACATCGGTGCCGCACCAGAAGATTTGTGGCCATATGATACTAATAAGTTCACAGTAAAACCGGATGATAACGTTTACACCGAGGCTAAGAAAGGTATCATTAAGCAATATTCTAGAGTGCCTGTAAAGTTGGCAAACATCGTAAATGTCCTAACACACGGTATTCCTATTGTGTTTGGTTGCACTCTATATGACTCCTTTGAGAGTAGAGAAGTAGCAAACTCTGGTATGGTTCCTATGCCTGGTGCAAATGAGAATACTGTAGGTGGTCATTGTATGGTTATAGTTGGTTCTAATGATACACATTTCATTGTTCGCAACTCTTGGGGCACAGGTTGGGGTGATGGTGGTTATTGCTATATGCCACATGAGTATTTGACTGATCCAAATTTAGCAGATGATTTCTGGGCCATCTTCTTGGTCTAAACTGAAGGATTATATTATGAGTAGATTGAAAACACCTTTACGATATCCTGGTGGTAAAAGTAAGGCGACTACTAAAATGGCACCTTACTTTCCACCAAAGGATAGAGTGAAGCATTATAGAGAACCTTTTATAGGTGGTGGTTCTGTTGCTTTATGGATGTGCCAGAACTATAATCTGGAGTCGGTATGGGTGAATGACCTATACTGGCCTTTGTATAACTTTTGGATTTATCTAAGAGACCATGGTGATTCCTTATCTGTCGCACTAAACTATGTTAAGGTGCGTTATGATACACCAGAGAAGGCAAAAGAGTTATTTCTAATAGCAAAAGAAGAAGTGAATAATACCGATAATACAGATTTGGAAAGGGCTATGTATTTCTGGATCGTGAATAAATGCTCCTTCTCTGGTCTTACCGAGTCCTCATCCTTTTCTAAGGCAGCAAGTGAAGGTAACTTTACTTTAAATGGTATTGCCGACCTCAAAGAATATAGTAAGATTATTAAGAACTGGAAGATTACCAACCAATCCTATGAAACACTATTGGATGGCGCGGCCGATGACGACCTATTCATCTACCTTGACCCACCTTATGAGATTAGTTCCAATCTGTATGGTAAGAAAGGTGCTATGCATAAGGGGTTTGACCATGACCTATTCGCACAGAATTGTAATCTAAACGGGCCTATGACTGCCATCTCTTACAATGCCGACCAGTCGGTCAAAGAGAGGTTTCCTGAATGGAACCAGAATGAGTTTCCATTGACTTACACTATGAGGTCTAACTCGGCCAACTATCGCAAGAACCAACCGAAACGACTGGAACTGCTGCTTACCAACTATGACTAAATATGGAGTAAAACTAATAGGGTTGAAATGGCATCGGTAAAAAAATCTAATCCAAAAACATCAGGACAACCTGACGGTGATACTACAAGAAAGCAAGAGTTAGGATCGGCTTGGATATTTCGCCGAGCCTTGAATGATAACAAGCGATACAAGTCCCCGGATGATATAGAAAAAGATCCAAAATTCCCAGAACTTAAAGCATTGTATCCAGAGATTAACAAGCAATGGTTGGCATCTTACTATGCACAACACAAAACTATGCTTGAAGAGTTTTCTGGTTCTAGATTTACAGAATTTAATCGTGACGGTGGATTCATGGATTATATTTCTAATCTCATTAAAGAGAAATACGGTATTGCTAAGAAAGATACTTGGGATCCAGCTGATATATGGTGTATAAAAGATGAAGGTCAAGTTATTGGTGCTCTAGATAAGAAAATCAAAAATTCTAAGGCCACTGAACTGGGTGAACTCAATTCTCTTCTACGAACATTTTTTAAACAAAGAAAAGTGGTTGGTATATCATTAAAACTTATTTCAGGTAAAGAAGCAAAATATGAAGAAGTGAATGTTGACGGCGATGAATTTGTTGATAAAGCACATTATAATTTTAACGTATCAAGAATGACTTGTCCACTTGGTTTAAAACCATCTACTGTTCGTCCTAAAAAAGGTGATAAAGCATATACTTTTTCCACTCAAGATTCAAGAGTATATGTTGATGCTATAGAAAAAGGACAAAAAGTAGTTTATAATTTTCAAATCAAAGCAAATAGCACCTCAGGATTTAACAATCTTAAATGGGAACCAACATCCAGTTTAGGTGCCAAAGCAAGATTAGGTAAATCTCCTATTGCAATGGTTCTAAACTTATTAAAGAACTATGGTATCAATTTCAGTAATAATAATGGTGATTATCCACATTCACTAGAAGATTTTATGCAAGCAGGTTATCAAAAGAAAGCAAAAGCGATGTATACCGCTATCAAAGCCGCTGGTGTAGAAACAGGTATTTCTTCAGCAAAAGAATTTATTGATAATATGGCAAGTGTATTTAAGTATGAACCACACACAGCCAATTCCAAATTAATGCAAATGACCTTTCTTTATGAAATTTGTAAGTTAAAGAAAGAAGAAAGGGACGATCTGATGACCGATATGGTTTTTGTAGCACAAAAGAAAGGTCCTCAGTTTGGTCCATTTGGAAAGATTTACTGATGCTTAAACTATCACAGTTCATCACCGAGTCCGCTGCCGAGAAAGACCGTCACCTCACACATATTGAGGATGCCGTGTTGGAAGGTGGTGTTGCTGGTACAAGAAATGCTATACAGTTTTTAATCTCTCTAAGAGATATGTTTGCCGATGATGGCAAAACTCTGAATGAGGCCCGTGGTGGTCTTATTCTTCGAACTAAGTTCGATGGCGCGCCCGCACTCTATGCCGGTATCAACCCTGATAACGGTAAGTTCTTTGTCGGTTCTAAAAGTATCTTTAACAAAGGTGCCAAACTAAACTATACC